TTACATTGCGGACATGACAAACATAGCTAATTCATCATAACGGACGCCATAGCTTTCACCTGCTAGTCTGGTAAGAACGCTATCCCCGGTTGGAATGAGTTCATATACTGGTGTGAGTACGCCTTCTTCGTTTGGAGCCATTTCACCCGTGTGAATCTTATTCATTACAGGGGTGTAAACATCATCCCATACGTCATGACACCAGAACCCATAATCCCCTGGGTTAAGCCCATGTTTACGCATAATTTCCCCGACTGTTTGGGCTCCAACTCCGAAGTGCCATCTTGATGCGCTCTCCCCTTTCAAAGCGATGGCATCCATCAGTTTGTATTTCCTGATATTTTGTTTTATCTCAAGTGCTGCGGCCTTTTCCTTATCTTCAATAACGAAGAGATCTGTTTTTGCATTTTCGTCAGACGTAACAGTTGGCGCGACAGCAAAATAACTGTTGTTAATACGCCTGTCAGACCGACCAAGGTTCTGAGTTCCATCAGTTCCCGGCTCCCAATGCCCTGTACTGCGCGAAACCCACGATTGCCCTAGCGTGTCGCCCGGGTTGAGTTTAAGGTTATTGATAGACCAGTCAGCAGTTGCGCCAGCTGCGCTGTATCCAATCATCTGAGCACTCAAAGTTATGGGCGTGAATTTGATACCCTTGTCCATTGAATATCGATACTCACCTCCAGTACCAACAGCGGGATTGTCAGAACGTACATCAATGAAATTTTCACGATTACCATAGGTAGTTACGGCCGAGCTATAACCACCATTTATGGCATGCTCATCGGAAGCTAAAGCGACATATGATCCTCCAAGATTCACAAGTTCGTTGCCGGCGACACGCAAACTATAACATTCAGCTCGGTAGATGTGCTCCGTACCAGCTTCTGGCTTATAGTTGGTATTACCCTCTATAACGCCCCCCTGGATGTAGGTGGCCTGAATAAAGCGACCTGACACAAGCCCATAACAGGTATTATTGGAAACCTTAATCCCTGAAATGCCAGAAACTACGATGAAATTATTACCAGGCTTGACAGCAACATTATTTGTAACCGTAACGTTAGGAACGTATCCGCGGGCCTCATAGTCCTTGTTGTATAGTAAAGAATATGCTGTACCTGGGCCTTCATAAACCATGTTTGAATCAATTAGGCGATTTCCGCCACCGCTACCTAACCCGAATAAAATGCCTGTGTGCACCCACCCTTCATGAGTGGTATTTGTAATATCGCCTGAAGAAGATTCAATGCCGTTATATGAGTTTTTGGTGTGGCAATTGTTTATTCTTATGCCAAAAGTAGCATTAAAGGCGTTTAAGTTTAATGCGTTAAATCTGGCGTTTGAGCTGGTTATTCCTTCGAATACGGCATTGCGGTTATTGATGTTACGAGAAAACCAGTATACCTGCTCCCCTTCAAACCCATCGATTGTTATGCCCTCAACCCTATAGTTAGAGCAGTTCCAGGCCGCAATTCCTTTACGGTTAAGCTGATTTACCAGATCATCCACGTTCGGGGTTCCAGACCATGGGCCCTGCACATGACCTGTTCCTTTAACTGAATAATTATCTCCGTCGTTACCTGCGAAAACCACCCCGCCAAACTCAATGAAGCCGCGCTCATCCCCGGCTTGCGTTCCTGCTGCGGTATTAGGCCATCCAGACTTAGCAGGAGCTGACGCCATGCCTGTACATTCCACAACGCCATTGATAATCCAATGTACATTGTTCACGCCATAAGCAGTAAACCGGCCATTTGATTTCAGTGTCGCGCCATAATCTACAACAATAAGGCGATCTGCTGGGATGTTAATATCAACATTGCCGATGATGTCGATAGTGGTACCTGCTGGCAGTCTTACGCTTCCTGCATAAACTGCCGTCTGGAAAGTTTGTGCGTCTGTATAACCAGGCTCTTTAAATTCATCAATGGTGCGAATGTTTGTTTGCAGGAATTCCGTGAGGCTATCATAGCCGGGGTATCCGATCAGATCCGTCATATCGCCTGATTTCAGGTCTGATCTAAGAGAGGCATCGCCGACATTTAACCATTTCCCCGGCCCTACGCCGCCAGAATTCTGCGGTGTTGACCCGGATGGAACACTTTTAGGAAGCACTCCATCCCATCGATAATATTCTCCATCGGTCTCATCCTGCAAAACTTGATTAGGAAGAGTTAATTCGTTGTTTGGTAATGGGGCGCCTAGCTGAAAACTTTTTAAAGTGACATAGCCAAAGGTGGCAATGGCCTGCTGCGCGACCCAGCGCAGGCCTTCAATGGTGTAGTGCCTGTTACCGAAACGGTCGAGATATTGCTGAGCAAGAGAGGTTACGAACTCGTCGATTTTACCGGCGTTAAATTTCAGATCGCGCGGCGTTTCACTCGGAACAGGAAGATTTGTAGGTTGAGTGGCCATATTAATTCCATAAAAAAACCCGGCGTAATGGCCGGGTTGAGAGGATTAGGTGGGGCTTACTGATAGATGCTGTCGCTGTACTCGGAGACCGTCAGGGAAACCGTGTTATCGCTGTTGGGCTTGATGCTGTTAACGGTCCATAGCTGGCTGTCCAGCTCTTCAACGGTGGCGATCAGGTAGCGCGACGGGAGTTGCACCGTGTCGCCATTCCAGATATTAAGCTGGATCGCCGGTACCGCCGCGGTGAAACCGTAAGGTGTGTCGCTGCGCGCAGCCGCCGGGTAGCGCAAAGTTGGATTACCAAGGCTATCGGTGACCAGCACATACCTCGTGCCGGAAAAGCTGATTGGCTCGCTGGTATCAAAGTTATTTCCTGATCGGCCAGTGATATACCCCTGCTGCTGATTGCTATCGTAGATGTCCGGCATCTGGATGACGCTGCCGACCTGAATAATCCCGTCTTCAAACACCCGGGCATTCATCCGGACGCGGGAATACATCAGGCGCCGCGTTTCGCGCAGCGCACGCTCACGCGCCTGGTACTCATTTCGGAAGCCAACAATCTCCAGTTTGCTGGGGTTCTCCGCCTCCTGCTCTACGATCGCTCCATTCAGCACGCGGTAGTTGATATAGGTCTTGTTGTTCGTGGTTGGATGGACATACGACACCTGCACGCCGTCATAGCCACCCGGAAGTGTGGCCTCGTACGTGATTTTGTACTCGTCCGTTTTCATATTGGCCCGGTTGAATACTGCTGCCGGGTAATCCACCTTCTGATCGCGTGTAAACGTCAGCACGCCATCGTCCCAGTAGGCCATTACCGAAGCTGCATTGCAGATCGCGCGCACCCGGTCACCCAGCGAGTCGTTCTCGTCATCAAACGTGTAATCGAACTGCCCAAGCCGGTCATCCGGCAGGCTTTCTGCGATCGCATACAGGCCGTAAAGGTCAATGCTGCTTTCTGGCTGCGCGCCCATAACCAGCCACGTATGCGCCACCGCATCGGCGAACGAACGCGACGGCCGCAGCGTGTAATCCACCGTCTGCGTCGCCAGGTCGTAGGTTATCGTGTGGCGGGTTACCAGCGCGTTGTATTTCCGCTCCCGGCTGCCCAGGGCGTTTTCGGTCGCCCGCACCTTCACGCGAACCAGGGTATCGGTCGGGTGAACCACGTTCGTACGGATATTGATAGCGTGTATTTCCTCTACCTTAAGCACCGATGCGTCACTGGCGTTGTCGGTACGCTGGAAGCTGATCGCATACTTCCCGAAGCCGGCAGCAGGTGTCAGTTTGTCGGTGCGGTAGAAAATCTCACTATCCTGTTTGTGCCACGTGGTCTGCTGGAAAGTCAGCGTCTGTTGAGTGCCCGGCACCATATTGAAATCATCATCAATTTTCCTCAGCACCACTTTCCAGTTTGTCTGCTTCTTCGGGCCCAGACTGCTCTGTGTATGGACCCATAGCTGCTCAGACTCAACCGTGGAGAAGAACGGCCCCACGATAAGCGCTTCGTTATCGTTCAGTACGAACGTCGTGGTGTTAATGGTAGCGTTAGCAGGAATATCAGGCGGACCAATCAGGTCTCCCATTGTGAATGTGTACCAGGAGACAGGGTTTACGGGGGCCCCGTCGTTTGTTTGCACCGCTGAAATTAGAGTGCCTGAGAACGTAGCGTCTGTTGTCACCGAGCCTGATGCGGTGGCATAGGTCACGTTGATGGTGAACGTCACCGCATGCGGCAGGACCAGGCTCATGAAGTAATCAAACTCAGCCTGCTTGACGATCTGCATGGCTATCTGGCCGCCGGAATACGTGCCGCTCACAACCGTGTTAGCAGTCGCCGTTTCAACCGGGAAATCGTCAGCATCGTTCTGACCCGGGACCTCCTGACCATCCACATCATCGAAGCCGTAACCCTCGACGATTTGCGGAATGACCTCACCCGGCTGATGAAACTGATATTCCGCGCCAGCCAGCGAGCCCAGGCTTGATTCCGAATATCGCACCGATTCGTAGCTGTAGTGCCCGATACCGATGCACATCCACTCGGTGACGTATTTCAGGCCGCCGTCTTTGTCGTCCTTTCGGACGTACTCAAATACCGACTCCTGAATCAGATCCGGGAACGAACGCACCTGTCCGTAGATGTCCGGCTTCGCCTTATATACCCGGGCAGTGTTGGTCTGACCGGTCAGGCTGTTGTTGGGTGAGTCGACGGTGTTACCGCCGGTGTTTGCAATGGCCAGCTTCGGCGCCAGGAACGAAAAAACCTGCCCGACGACTTTGAAAATCGGACTCAGAATGTCGCTGATGACGCCCTTTGGCTGGTCGAATATCTGGATAACGTCCAGCTCGCTCAGCACAAAATCCAGCTCGTCGTCATCACCCAGCGTAACACCGTTGCGTACGATCAGCAGATCCCGGTGCAGGTTGCTATCGTTCCCGATCAGCCAGGCATAAAAAAGGGTGCCATTTGGCACCCTGTATCGTTCTTTTGGCGTTCCGGGAAATCGCTGGAGTTCAATCAGCGCCATATTCGAAATACTCCACTCTGGTGAATGCCCGCTGGATAATCAACAACGAGTCCATACGCACGCTGCCACCCTCGCCGCGCGCGTGCAGCGCCTTACGGTTCAGCACCAGGCCGACATGCGCAGGCTGCGTACCCTGATAGCCGACGAAAATCCCGCCCTCAACCGGCTTGTCTGTCGGGCGCCAGAACGTGACATCACCCTGGTAGCAGGTGAAGAAATCGGCCCCGGCTTCGTAGTCCGGCGTCTGGTGCAGCTCAGTGCCCAGGACGTGGCGGAAGTACAGGACCACCAGGCCCCAGCAGTCGACCCTCTCGAACGAGCAGGCCCGGTTCGACCATGGCACGCCGATCATCCGCCGGATAAACTCAGAGGTACTGCAGGCCGGTGTACTCAACTGGGTCATAAAGTCTTCCGATATTGTTGTTCAGCGGGTTCGTCATGGATAACGTCAATGAAGCGCTGTCCGTGTCGATATCGACGGTTTTGACGTACAACTGCCACGATTTAATCGGGGCTGACACGTCGGCGCTGTCGAATATCTGGCGTGTGGCGTTTATGGCCGTCAGCCGGGCGGCTCCCTTCCACTGCTTCATCAGCGATTTCACATCCGCCGACAACCGGCCAAGCTTCACTGTCGCGTCGATCACCGGCGTACCACTCTGCTGGCTCTCTTCGATTTCGAACCGGGCTGGCGTGTACACCTGGCCGCCAAGTGTCTTTTCGAAGAACTGCTTATTGACCAGGCGAACATAGCCAAACGATGGATGGTAGAACGTGATGGTGTCGTACAGGCCGCGCGTCGGGCGCTGCTGCTTATACTCGCGAAAACTCGGCATCAGGGCACCCTCGGCAGGCTCTCCGGATCCCGACCGTCCGGGTAACCGGTAACGACGATATCCAGCCAGGTATACGGCCAGACCTGATCGCCGACTTCCGCGCGCTGCCATTCGCTGACAACACTTTCCCTGTAGTCGTGTTCGATCCACCCCATCTCGAACGAGTTGGCGACAATGCGTGGATGGGAAAAAAGTACGGGAAGCTTAACAAAGAAACGTGGCGTGATGACCTGCGTGCAGGGTTCGGGGAGGCATTCAGGGTGTTGTGGCCACACGGCGTACTCATCTTCAAATGGAATGAAACGCAGATCCCCGTAAGCCAGATTTTGGCCCTGACAGATGTAAAGCCAATCATCGGCCAGCGCACCGGTAAGAACGACAAGACCCACTGGATAATCTTCATTAAAGGTGAATCCAATGTTCAGGATAGTCCTGCCTAACACCTATTACGTTGACCACCACGGCTCTCTCTGCAAGATAACCCGCACCACCTCCACCACAGTCCACTACCAGCGAAACGGTCATAACTGCATAGCCAGCATGATGCGGTTTCAATCTGACTTTGAATGGGTGGAAGGTGCGGAGCTAAAGCATATATGGGAAGACATCGAAACAGCGGCACATTTGAAGAAGCTGCGCGCCCAGCGTGCGGCATGAGGAGAGATTATGCGTATCACCATGACGGTTAACTCAACGCTGGATGTTGAGAGCGCCATCGCCGCCCTGCGTAAGTTCATCAGCGAGAAGAAACCAGATGATGGGACTAGCGATGTATGGGGTATCGGCATTACCGGCGGCACCTACTTTGAAGTGGGCGTTAAGCCGAACGGCAATTACACGGTTAAGCAGCAGGGTTGAGAGAGATTATGAAACCTTACGAATCGAAAAAATCACAATTTACACGGAACCTGATACGCCTGCGCCACGCGCAGTGGTCGGATGAAACATTCGGACCTGTAGGCCCAGTCGGGCCGCTTAAGCACCTGTCAAAAGAAGCACTCGAAGCCGCAGAAAACCCAGATGACCTTAGTGAGTGGGCTGATATGCAATTTCTGCTGTGGGATGCTCAGCGCCGGGCTGGCATCACTGATGAGCAAATCACTCAGGCTATGGAAAGAAAGCTGGGTATCAACATGGCCCGCGAATGGCCCGAGCCGAAAGATGGTGAGCCTCGCCTGCACATCAAACCATGACGCAACTGATAGCTGATTCACTGAGTCGGCTATTGGGTGCGAATGCACTGCCACGTTATCCCCCTTTCAGCCCTCCATTGCGGGGGCTTCTTTTTGCCTGGAGAATGATGATGATTGACACCAGTCTGATACCTGAAAAAGAAGTGATGAACAAACTTGGTGTTTCATCACGTCAAACCATCTGGAACTATACGCACCGGCACGGATTCCCGAAACCAGTACGGACACATCCAAAGGCCTATCTTCGCACTGCTTTTGAGGCGTGGATCCTCAACGGCGGCGTTAACCAGAAATGTTCCTGA